TTGAGACCCATGGCATCAGTATGCTCGCCAAGTCCCTGCTGGTCACTGGCATCGGTCTCATTGGTGTAGTGGCCAACGACATCGCCCAGGTCATCCTTCCACCAATCGAAGACGGAGATATCTGATGTCCATGGAAGACACGTCCAAGGCCCTGTCCATCATCGGCGCTCGCTCAGGGGGCAAGGTGGAGCGGTGCCATGCCATCCCGCACATCGGTTCCTACAGCAACGCCGCCCACTCCTGGGGCGTCGCCATGCTGATGTTCCAGCTCTGGCCGGAGGACTTCCCGCGACTGGCCTATGCCTGCCTCGCCCACGACATCCCTGAGTCGTGGACCGGGGACATCCCCGCGCCCGTGATGCGCCATGTCCCTGGGCTGAAGGAGCGGATCGGCCAGGTCGAGGATCTGCTCATGGAGCGGCTCAACCTGCCGCACTTCAACCACCTGGCCCCCGAGGACCACGCGAAGCTCAAGGCATGCGACTGGCTCGAGTTCTACCTGTGGTGCCGCGAGCAGGGCGAGTTCGGCAACGCCTATGCCTACGAGGGCCAGAAGGAGATCGAGCTCTACATCGACAAGATGGGATTGCCGGCTCCGGCCCAGGGTGTCTATGAGAAACTGCGCGACATGCACATCGTCGGTGCGCAGTCGGGCGTGATGCGGACCATCATGGAGAGGATGCAATGACTGACGTGAATGAAAAGCAGGTTGGCGGACGGCACTACAAGTCCGGCTATCAGCACTGGGACTTCGTGATCACCCACGAGCTCCACTATCTCCTGGCCTGCGCCACCAAGTATGTGACCCGGCGCAAGGGTGATCGCTTTGAAGATCTCCAGAAGGCGATCCACTACATCGAGAAGATGATCGACGCCTCCAAGTCCGGCTCCGTCGAGATCGGCTGCAAGTTCTTCGCCGAGCGGCAGGAGGACATCGAGCTGTTCTGTCGCGAGAACGAGCTGACATTCCGCGAGTACGAGGTCATCCGCGAGATCGTGGTGGCCACCGACGCCGAGGGTCTCGAGACTGCCATCGAGATCATCCGCGAGATCATGAAGAAACTGCCGGGAGGCTTCTGATTGGCCAAGAAGAGCATGAGTCGCGGCGGGGGCCTCCAGCTCCCGCTGCTGCCGCCAGAGACGACCTTCGTCGTGCCGCGCCTGGCCGATCTCCCTCAGGACTGGAATGCCTGCAGGCGGATCGGCTTTGACGTTGAGACACGCGACGAGGAGCTCAAGACCCTGGGCATCGGGGTCCGCCGTCCTGGCTGCTACATGGTCGGCTTCTCCTTCGCCTTCGAGGACGGGGCCTCCTACTACGTGCCCCTGAGGCACTTCGGGGGCGACAACGTCGAGGACCCTGAGCAGGCGCTGCGCTATCTCAGGCATCAGGTCAAGAACTACCGTGGCACGGTGGTGGGTGCGAACATCCAATACGACCTGGACTACACTGCCCAGGAGGGGGCCTGGTTCGAGAACGCGGAGTACATCCGCGATGTCCAGATCGCCGACCCTCTCATCTATGAGCTGCACCAGAGCTACAGCCTGAAGAACATCGCCGAGCGTCACGGCATGCCCGGCAAGGACGAGGAGGAGCTCCGCCGCGCCGCCTCTGCCTATGGCGTGGACCCCAAGACGGGCCTCTGGAAGCTGCCGGGAAAGTACGTGGGCCGCTATGCCGCCCAGGACGCCGCCGCTCTGCTGCCCCTCCTGCGCAAGCAGGAGCGTGCCATTGACGAGCTGGACCTGTGGGACCTCTACAACCTCGAGTCACAGGTGACGCCCGTGCTCGTGAAGATGCGTCGCCGGGGCATCCTGGTCGACTTCGATCATCTCCAGCGCCAGGAGGACTGGTCGCTCGCCGAGGAGGCCAAGGCCCTGGGCGAGGTCAAGCGCCTGACAGGCTACGATGTCGGCGTCGGCAACGTGTGGAAGAGCGACGCCATGGCCGAGCCGCTGCGTCGGATCGGGATCGACGTCCCGGTGACCAGCAAGGGCGATGACAGCATCGACAAGGACTTCCTCTCCAGCATCGACCATCCGGTGGCGAAGCACCTGGCCTGGGCACGGAAGACCAACAAGCTGAGGACGACCTTCGCCGCGTCTCTCCGGCGCTACATGGTGAACGGGCGGATCCACTGCACCTTCAACCAGATCGCCGTGGACGACGGAGACGGGCATGGTCTCAAGGGTGCCCGCTATGGACGCCTCTCCTGCTCCGACCCCAATCTCCAGCAGCAGCCGTCCCGGGACGAGTTCGCCCAGGACTGGCGGCGGTGCTACCTCCCTGAGCACGGGAAGCTCTGGTGCTCGAACGACTACAGCCAGCAGGAGCCGCGCTGGACCACTCACTTCGCCGAGGTCTATCCGTTCGAGGACCCGATCGTCCGGGCCTCTGCCCACAGGGCAGCGCAGACCTACCGGGACGACCCGAACGCCGATAACCACGACATGATGACCCGCCTCGTCTACGGCGAGGACGAGGTCCGGAAGCTGCTCGAGCGCGAGGACAAGAAGACCTACAAGACCTGGCGCACCCGCTGCAAGATCATCTACCTTGGCCTCGTCTACGGCGAGGGAGGGGCGAAGCTGTGCGACGATCTGAAGCTGCCGACGCGGTGGGCCGTGTCCTACTACGTCGGACGGGAGCGCCGCCTGGAGTTCTTCCAGGAGGAGGCCGATGCCCGCGCCCACGCCCGCGAGGTCGAGCGGGCATACACCTGGAGGGCGGCGGGCGAGGAGGGCCAGGGCATCCTGGACCAGTTCAACGGGAACGCCCCTCATCTCTCGAAGCTCGCCAAGGCAGCCACCGAGATAGCCAAGACCCGAGGCTCGGTGAAGACGATCCTGGGGCGGATCCTCCACTTCCCTGAGCAGGTGGGTGGGGGCTTCGAGTGGACCCACAAGGCCCTCAATCGGGTCATCCAGGGCAGCTCCGCCGACCAGACCAAGAAGGCCCTCGTCGAGATTGACCGGGCCGGGCACTTCCTCCAGCTCCAGGTGCATGACGAGATCGCATGCTCTGTGGAAGATGAGAGCGAGGGGGTGGCCATCGCAGACATCATGCGGGAGTGCGTCCCCGCGAACGTCCCCTTCAAGGTCGACACCGAGTGTGGTCGGTCTTGGGGCGACAGCATGGGTTGAGGAGTATATTCATGATAGACGAGGAAGTGTTCGAAGAGTGGCTTCGGGGTGCCCGGCCTGGGCAGTGGCTAACCTACCACATCGGGCAGCACTTGTTTGGTCTCAATGGCCAGAAGAAGCGGACAGCCAGCATGGCCTTCAAGGCTGCCGAGGCTGGCGAGGTCTTCATCTGTCAGGCACGGGTCGAGGGCGGCGAGTTCGCCTACAAGGCCCTTCGATTGGACGACAAGCTGAGGAAGAGGATGCAGTCATGGACCTTGAAGCAGTAGGGCTGAGCAAGTGGGATCTCCGCTTTCTCAAGTTGGCGGACCACGTGGCCCAGTGGAGCAAGGACCCGTCCACCAAGGTGGGCGCGGTCATCGTCGACAGCGAGCGCCGCGTCGTCGGGATGGGCTACAACGGATTTCCCAGGGGCGTGGCCGATCTCCCTGGGCGACTGACCGACCGGACTGAGAAGCTCCGCTTCGTCGTCCACGCCGAGGTCAATGCGATCCTCAACGCGGTGCGCACCGTCGAGGGCTGCTGCCTCTACACAACCCCGATGTTCACCTGCGGCGACTGTGCCAAGGTGGTGGCCCAGGCAGGGATCCTGAGGGTGGTGTCAATCCAGAAGCCACTGGCCAACATCACGGACTGGGCGCTGCTGATGGACACGGCGCAGACCATCTATGACGAGGCGGGCATCAAGTATGTCCGCGTCACACCGGAGGTTCTGGAGCATGTCGAATGAGCGAGGCACACATGCGCCGTCGCGTCATCCAGTGGCTGAAGCCATTGAACGCGATACCAGTGGAGAACCCTGCGCAGCCTGGGACGCCAGACGTCAACTACGCCGAGGGCTGGGTGGAGCTGAAGAAACTGGCCGCGTGGCCCAGGGATGGCGAGGCTGTGGTCCGGGTCGAGCACTTCACGCCCCAGCAGCGCAACTGGCTGAGGCTGCGAAGGATGCGGGGCGGGCGGGCCTTCCTGCTGCTCCAGGTGAAGGACGAGTGGCTGCTGTTCCACGGTGAGATCGCCGCCGAGCATCTCGGCAGGGTCGACCGACAGATGCTGGAGCGGCTTGCCTCGAGGCACTGGCGTAATGGATTGCGGGCCGACGAGCTGCGGGGCATGCTTACACAATGATTGAAGTGACGCAGGCACAGAACCAGGAGGTCGCCGACTTCCTGGAGTGGTTCTATCCGGGCGGGCCGTGGGGCCTCTCGGCAAAGATCGACAACAAGCAGTTCATCACCCGTGTCTTCTCGGACAAGGTCGATGCTCTCAAGTTCATCACCGAGCACAACGGTGTGAACAACATGTATCTGGCCATCAACCCCTCCATTGGCGGCGGTGACGACAAGAAGTCCAAGAAAGAGAACATCAAGGAGATGCGCTGGGTCCATGTCGACATCGACACCCGGCGCGGCGAGGACATCCCCACAGATCTCATCCGCATTCGTGGTCTGCTGACCGAGCGGTGGCCGGACCTGCCAGAGCCGAGCCTGATCGTCTTCTCAGGTGGCGGCTACTGGGTCCTGTGGCGACTTGACGCCCCTGTCCCGGTGAATGGCGATGAGAAGCTCGCCGAGGAGCTCGAGCTCTACAACGTCCGGATCGCGCAGATCCTCGAGGGCGACGCCTGCCACAACCTGGACCGCGTCATGCGTCTGCCAGGGACCTGGAATTTCCCCGACGAGCGCAAGCTCAGGAAGGGGCGCAAGCCCGAGCTCAGCACCATCTTCAAGCAGAACGATGGGGTGCACAGTCTCTCCAAGTTCGCCAAGGCCGCGCCTGTCCAGTCGGGCGGCACCCTGGGCTTCAAGGCCACCGAGCAGGACAAGGTCGTGCTCAGCGGCAACGTGGCACGGGTGCAGGACCTGGAGGAGCTCAGGCAGTACAACCTGAACGATCGCACCCTGGTGATCATCCAGGGCGGTCAGGCCGGGGCCGTCGAGATCCTGGGGCCGAAGCTCGAGGGCAAGGACAACAGCCGCTCCGGCTGGCTGTTCGAGGGCGTGTGCTCCATGGTCCGGGCCAAGGTGCCAGATGAGACCATCTACGCCATCCTGATGGACCCCGCGTGGGGGATCAGTGAGTCGATCATCGACAAGGAGAACCCACACAAGCACGCCGTCCACACGATTGAGCGTGCCAAGGCTGTGGCCCGCGATCCCATCCTCGCTGAGATGAATGCACAGTTCGCTGTCATCGGCTCGATAGGCGGCAAGTGCCGGATCATCGAGGAGGTCGAGGACCACGCCCTGGGCCGGACCCGTCTCGTCAAGCAGACCTTCGAGGACTTTGCCAACAGGTGGAAGCACAAGAAGGTCGAGATGATGGGGAAGGACGGACCCATCTATGTGCCCATGGGCAAGTGGTGGACCGAGCACGCCGAGCGTCGCCAGTACGACAGCATCGTGTTCCTGCCGAAGCGCGACCCGCCGAACGTCTACAACCTGTGGCGCGGCTTCGCTGTGGAGCCTCGCCCAGGGAGCTGCGACCTGTACCTGGCGCACCTTCGGGACGTCGTCTGCGGCGGGAACCTGGAGCACTATGAGTACCTGCTCGACTGGATGGCCTGGGCCGTCCAGGAGCCTGGCAAGGCGGGCGAGGTCGCGGTGGTGCTCAGGGGCGACCAGGGAACGGGCAAGGGCCTGACCATCAAGGTCTTCGGCCACCTGTTCGGTCGTCACTTCCTGCAGATCTCCGACAGCAAGCACCTGACGGGCAACTTCAACGTCCACCTGCGCGACGCGGTGGTGGTCTTCGCCGACGAGGCATTCTACGCTGGTGACAAGAAGCATGAGAGCATTCTCAAGACCCTGGTCACAGAGCCCACCATCATGATCGAGGGCAAGGGTGTGGACGCCGAGGTCGCACCCAACTGCATCCACCTGATGATGGCGTCCAACTCAAACTGGGTTGTTCCAGCCGGGAAGCATGAGCGCCGCTACTTTGTCCTGGACGTGAAGCCCACTCATCGGCAGGACACTGCCTACTTTGGAGCGATGATCAAGCAGATGAACGAGGGCGGCTACAACGCTCTGCTCCTCATGCTGCAGACCCGCCCCGTGTCGCGGCAGCGGATCCAGGTGGCCCCCAAGACGACCGCGCTGTCTCATCAGCAGGACTTCACGCTCTCGTACGAGGAGAGCTGGTGGTTTGAGAAGCTGCAGCTGGGAGAGCTCTTCCCTGGTCAGGGCTGGCCCCGCGAGGTTGTCAAGGACGACCTGTACAAGGACTGGCTGACCCATGCCAAGAACCTGAACGTGTACCGCCGCCTCACTGAGACTGCCTGGAACCTGTTCATCAACGAGGTCCTGGCCGAGCCGCGCAAGATCCAGAAGCTGGTCCGTCTCAAGGAATACGACGCCGATGGTGTGGCAACTGTCCGCACCGCGCGCAAGTATGTGATCCAGCTGCCGGATGTCCACACGGCCAGGAACCTCTGGACCCAGGCGCACGGACCCAGGAGCTGGGAGGCGCTGGAGGTCACCCAGGAGCTGGAGCTGGAGGAGCCGCCGCCTGCCCCTGAGCAGAGGGTCCCGTTCTAGGCTGGCCTGTTGCCCCCTGAGTTCCCCCGTGCCACGCTGCCCTGGTTGCAAAGGGAATTATATACTTGACTCCCGAAACGGGCTAGGGTAGTTATCTTCTCATGCAGAGGGCAATTCCGCCCAATCCGATAGGAGGCTGCTATGCTGGTTAAGTTTTCCACCCTCGCCAACGGCGTGTTCATCGAGGACAACGGGACGGACGAGCGCAAGCCGTCCGACCGTTGTTTCCGCTTCGATGCGAACGGCAACGCGGAATACGCGCTGTTCGCGGACCTCACAGGCAGCAACCCTGCCCCGCGCTGGTTCGGCCACCAGTTCCGCGAACGTGATTTCACGTTCGCCTGATAGGAGCGGCTTGAATGGACCAGCATCCACACCCGTTGGAAGGAAAATACGAGCCAGAGAGCCGTGATGTGCAAACGCCTCTTGAAGCGGCTTACATGTCGATTGCCATCAGCCTCAAACGGATAGCGGACCATTTGGACGAACGGGTGGCTCCAAAAGGCCATACCTACCACGGGCTTTCGCTTGACGAACTCGCGCGCGGCGAAAGCTATCATCCGGGAGATGACGCATGATCGTTGATATTGAATGCCCGCGCTGCCGTGGCGAAGGCTGGCTTCTCCAGCGCGCCCCTCGGCTTGGGCCGGGCTTGTATGAAGTGACTTGCGAGCACTGCAATGGCCACGGTGCCGTCGCTGTTGATGCAGAGGATGAGGTAGAGGATTGGATGCGCGATGAGTAAATCCACCATCAGCACTTTTGAACTGTTTCAGATGTTCCCCGATCAGGAGAGCGCCCGCGTCTATTTCGAGGCGCGGCGCTGGCCTGACGGGGCCACCTGCCCGGCGTGCGGCGAGGCGATGCGCATCGGCACCCGCAAGGGCGGCTTCTACCGCTGCAACGCCTGCCTGCTCGATTTCACCATCCGAACCGGAACCATCTTCGAGCGGTCCAAGGTGCCGCTGCACAAATGGCTCTACGCGATGTATCTGCTCGTCACGGCCCGCAAAGGCATTAGCAGCGTCCAGCTTCATGCGCAGATCGGCGTCACGCAAAAGACCGCATGGTTCATGCTTCAACGGCTGCGCGAGGCTTGCGGTAACGATCCTACCGAACTGGCGGGGATTGTCGAAATCGACGAAGCCTACATCGGCGGAAAGGAGGCCGCTAAGCACGAGAGCAAGCGGCTGAACCTTGGTCGTGGTGGCATCGGCAAGACTGCCATTATAGCAGGACGCGAGCGCGAGAGCGGGCGCGTCAAGGCCGAGGTCCGGGCCAGCGTCACCGGACGCAACGCGGTCGGCTTCACCCACCGCCACGTTCAGGTCGGCTCGACGGTCCACACCGACGAAAGCGGCATCTACAGTCGCGTCGGCGGGTTGCTCTACCGGCACGAAACCATCAATCACGGCGCTGGCGAATACGTGCGCGGCGATGTGACCACGAACGGCATCGAGAGCGTGTTCGCGCTGCTCAAGCGCGGACTGCACGGGGTCTATCACCACGCTTCGCCGAAGCACCTGCACCGCTACGTCGGGGAGTTCGCTTTCCGGCTTGGCGACGGCGACGTGAAGAACCACACGCTGCACCGGCTCGACCGCATGTTCGCCGCCGCGATCGGCCAGAGGCTCACTTACAAGGAACTGATCGCATGAGTGACGCAATCCGAGCCATTCTCGACGCCGTAACCGATCGCGTGTTCGCCTACCGCCCGAAGGACAAGGGCGAGTGGGCGAAGCGAACCGAGCGCAAGGTGAAGCGCCAGCGCAAGAACGCCGAGAAGGCGGATGACTAATGCGCTCGGGAGTCATCTATATAATTCCCATTGCAAAGGAGTGCGATGATGAAGTCCAACGCCATAAAATTTCGAGAGGAATGGCTGCACGAGGGAGTGCGGCGCTTCCGCCCCTGGCTCAGGGACCTGAAGGCACCGATCCCCGACAAGGTCTATGTCAGCTGTGGCTTCCCGAAGGGTCGCCACGGCGCAGGCCAGGCGATCGGTCAGTGCTGGCCACCGAAGTCGACGGTCGATGGCACGACCCAGATGTTCATCTGCCCGACGCAGGACGAGCCTGTTCGTGTCCTGGACATCCTCCTCCACGAGTGCGTCCACGCGGGCTGCGGAAACGAGTGCGGCCACAAGGGCGAGTTCAAGAGGGTCGCCCGCGAGCTGGGCCTCGAGGGCAAGCTGACCGCGACCTTCGCCGCTCCTGGGACGCCGCTTCACGAGAACCTGACCGGGATTGCCAATGATCTCGGCCCCTATCCTCACTCCGGCATGATGCTGGTGAAGAAGGTCAAGAAGGAGAGCAACTGGATCCGGTTGAAGTCTCCCAATGACGACGAGTACACCCTCGTCATCTCCAAGACCTCCATCGAGGAGAAGGGCTGGCCGCTGGATCCCCAGGGCGAGCAGATGATCCCGAAGAAGGGCGACTGGGAGCCGGGCGACGAATAGCCAATAACCCACAGCCTGCGAAGGGCCGCTGGCCTATACTAGGCGGCAACATAGGAGAGACGAATGGAATTTCTGTGGAAGGCGCTGGCCGTGTACCTGCTCATCGGGGTGCTGATCAGCATCGTGGGCAAGGGCTGGTCTCCGCTCCGCCCAGGGCAGACACGTGGCATGTGGCTGCTCCAACTCTTCTTCCTCGTGGCGCTGTGGCTCCCGTCCATTGTACTGCTGAGCATGAAGAAGGAGGCGTGATGCCCAAGATGAACGACCCGTTCGCCCAGGTGGGCGAGTTCCATGGCACCTTTGGTCGCGAGCGCGACCCGGTGGCCATGGTGAACGGACTGCCGGAGGACCGGATCAAGCTGCGCGAGGATCTTGTCCTCGAGGAGCTGAAGGAGATCCGGGAGGCGCTGGAGACTGGCGACCGCGCAAAGATCCTGCAGGAGATCAGCGATCTCCACTATGTAGTGATCGGATACTACCTCACCCTGGGCATCAGTCCCGAGCTCGCCCGCGTCGCCTTCAACGAGGTCCACTCGGCGAACATGAGCAAGCTCATGCCCGATGGCACGGTGAAGCGCCGCGAGGACGGCAAGGTGCTGAAGGGACCGAACTACCGCCTGCCGGACCTGCACGGAGTGCTGGCCCGCTTCTATGGAGAGAGCTGATGCAGTCGAAGGATGACGTGATGCCGAACGGAATGAGGATCCCGGACATGGCCAAGGAGCCGTCCGCCCAGGCCAGGGGCGAGGAGCGGCGAGCCAGCGCCCGCCGTGCCATGCGCGCCCGCAAGAAGAGGCTCGACCCCCAGGCCTCCTGGGACATGGAGCGTGCCTTCTTCAATCACCCGGACACCAAGTTCCGGACGAACGGCACGATGGCGCGGGCCATGCACTACAACACCCTGGCAGACGCGCAGCGAGCTGCTCGGAGAGCCGCCAGGGCCACGCGCAACAGCAAGCGCCCGCCGTGCGGTCACGTGCGTGAGAAGCTGGCTCTGCTGGAGCTGGTGCGGTGAAGGCCGCGCTCTTCGACACCTGGATCAGCTGCCTCCGGAAGCCGCACATCTGGAGGCAGTGGCGCGGCGAGCTCGAGGACCCAGAGAGCGGGAAGTGCTGCGCCCTGGGCGTGCTCATCCGCAACGACCGATGGACGAAGGGCCTGCGGCGGGTGAAGCTGCAGACCTCCGTCGACTACCAGCTCCCAGGCGGCAAGGTCATGGCCTACACCCTGAGCAAGGACTACCTGGCCGCCATCGGCCTCGATCAGAGCATTGCTGACGAGGTCGCCAACATGAACGATCGCGACCTGGAGGACGGCGGTTCCGTCCCGTTCCCAGAGATAGCGGACTGGCTCGAGAGGAGACGAGATGCCATTGTTGCGTGACGCCCTGAAGATGGCCGGACTGGCCACCTACGCTGATCTCCAGAAGGCCAGCCTTCAGCTCCAGACGCAGACCATGATGGTCGACACGCTGCGCACACAGATCGCCCGCGAGCAGAAGACGACCGACGCTCTGTTCTTCGTGGCCAGCAACACTCCTCCTAGGGCGGAGGTCGTGCCAGCTGGTGGTCATGTCCACCACATCACTCTGCGCATGAATGAGATGGTGATCATGCCATTCCCGGTGGACCCGGACAGCCGCGTGGTCTCTGCTCTTCGCGAGCGCCTCCTGGGTGCCATGCTCAGGAGCCTCAGCCTGAAGGTTGTCGAGACCTGCAGTGGCGCGTTTACTAGAGCCTTCAATCATCACGACGCGGGAGGAGAAATTGTCGGAGAAAACACTCAGCAGGGGGCAGGTGGAGCACCTGTGGGCACAGGTGGTGCAGACCGTCCTGCCGCCGACGATACTGTCTCAGGCAGCACTGCAGATGATGGAGAAGGCGGATCCGAACAGGCTGTCCTTCGAGTTGGGACGGATGTTCCACCCCAACAAGTTCCTCGACTTGAGCTCAAAGATGTCTTCGGCCACCACGTGAAGCGGCAGCAGTCCTGATGGGGGCCGTCCGGAAGCCCAGGGGGCAGATGCCTCCCTCGGTGTCCCGTGTTCCTCGCTGGCTTGGCCGCGAGCGGAGGGGGTTGGAAGCCTCTTTGCAGGAACCGACCAATGGTGCCGACAGCGATCCCGACAGCGTTCCCAATCTGGTCCAAGCAGCCCGGTTGCTCCGACGTGTCGCGCCGCCCACAGTGGGCCTGGGCCACCTCAGGTTCAGGCAACTCATGGAGACGAACATGGATCGTGTGATCCGATTTGACTACACCGTCACGAGCAAGATGATCTGCGACTTGATGACCACCTTCATCGAGAGCGGGGGCATGATCTCGTGGCCGACCAAGGTTCAGTTCTACACTTGGGACACCGAGGGGAACAAGACCAAGGTCTCCTACCACGACACCTGGAAGGAGGGCTCGACCTTCTATGACGGACGCTGGTCTCTTGAGATCACGGACGAGGAAGGCACCCACATGCTCGGGTGGAAGAAGCTCAAGTGGGCGCTGGAGCGCCCTGAGCGCAAGAAGGACACGGCGGACTTCTTGGATGAGAACTACGACGTCGAAACCGCCGACAACCTCGTTCAAACTGCCATCTTCAGGGAGATCGTATATGGCTGAGATCAAGACAATGCGCCTGGAGGACCTGCTGGGTCTCATCAGCGGAGGGTCCAAGACCCTCAACAAGGAGGGTGTCGACGGACGCAAGTCCACGATGCTCACGCTCGACGGACAGGGCGACCGAGCCAGCTTCGTGGCCACGTTCGAGAAGAGCCTCGACGCGGCGATGGAGACTGCCGAGCGCGAGGGCAACGACATCGAGCTGTGCGTCCACGGGACCATCTTCGTGAGCTCGCTCAAGCCGAAGGCCGACGAGCCGAAGAAGGGCTTCACCCTCCCGACCTTCACGGCCATCTTCAAGGCGATGATTGCCGGCAGCTTCAAGCCCATCACCGACTACAGCGGCTTCATGGGCATCGAGGGCGACGGCTTCATCTGGGATGCCCCGGACTTCAGCGTCGTGATTGACCTGACCGACGAGGGCTACCGCTTCGAGGTCATCGGCCCTGACGGCGAGACCATCGCCATGAGCCCCAGGGCTGTGTCAGTGAACGAGGCGATCGGAACCCTGGAGACTCTCCAGCACAAGAAGTGACGCGGCCTCAGGCCCACCGCGTCGCACGCGGCCCATGGAGTTTCATCCTTTCGCCCTGGGCCGCACCTCATCAACGGAGAGACCGATGACCCCCAAGTACCCAGAGATCAAGCTCAAGCTGACCGGATGCGACGGCAACGCCTTCGCGGTGATGGCTCGTGGGCGCACTGCTCTGCGCAAGGCCAAGCTGAGCGAGGATGTCGTGAAGGAGTTCACGACAGAGGCCACATCCGGTGACTACGACCATCTGCTCCAGACCTGCATGAAGTGGATGGATGTGAGCTGATGGAACGCGGCAGCCCCATTGCCGCGACCCCTCCCCAGGCCCACCATGGGTGCACGCTGTCAATCAGGACAGCGAAAGGAGAACGACAATGATCTTCCGTGTATTTGAGATCACCGACGACGGGAGCCTGGTCCGTCGCGGCGAGTTCGACACGCCCGATTTCATCGCGGCTGCCGAGCTCTTCATCGCGCAGTTCAAGCTCGTGCGGTACAGCAAGTCCCAGAGGGGAGAGCCGATGGGCGTCCTCCACATGATGGACATCTCCAATGGCGAGATCCACTGGATGCTGGAGGAGGGACCTCACCAGCTGGCCGTGAAGAAGATGGAGCCGGACGACGTGATGCCGCTCGACTGGCTGGTCCGTCCTCTTGTTGACGCCCGCGTGGCCGAGCTCGAGGAGAAGATCGAAGAGCTCGAGGACCAGACCGAGGAGCTCGAGCGGGACAAGGACAAGATGGACCGCAAGATCGGCGAGCTGATGGACGTGATTGACTCCGCCAGCAGCGACATCACCAATGCTCGCGCAGAGATCAGCAACGTGGCATTCCCCAACATCGATGACATGCGCTCCGAGCTGAAGGCTGGCATGGAGCGCCTGATCGACGACCTCGTGACCGGGGAGGCCCCCGACCTCGACGACCTGGACAGCACCCTCCAGGGGATCGAGAACGATCTTGATGGTGCAGACGGGAGTATCTACTGATGACCAAGAAGATCTTCATCCTCACTCTCGAGGACGACGCCAAGTCGAGGGAGCTCCTGAGCGAGCTCCTGATGCGCGGCTTCTCCGTGAAGCCATACATCGCCCCGACCCCGCCCTCGACTGCCACGGTGAAGACGGGCGACAAGGTCCTGATGACCAATCAGACCGACCCAGACCAGAATGGGGTCCGGGTGGTCGGTGATCCCCCGCCCAAGACACCACTCGCTCAGAAGAAGATCAAGCTCGTGAACGGGCTGGGCATCTATGAGAATTTTGTCAAGTGGGTCGGCGACCGAACCGCGTTCACCGAGGCCAGCCTGAAGATGTGGTTCGTCGGCCTCCAGGAGCAGACGCCGGACGGCATCCGTCGCTTCAACCCCCACTCCCTGACCACGCTCAAGCACGAGCTGACCAGGAGCGGCCTGATGGTCTGCCACGACGGAAAGTGCCTCGTCGACCCAGAGGCTCTGCGGTCGACCACTGGGCAGCAGATGAGGGAGATCGTCAAGCAGTCACGCAGGTGACACTCGTGACAACCTGGTTGGCCTCCGCTGTCGCGGGGGCCAATATTGTCTCAACCCTGGCAATCAAGCCTGGGTCCAACGAGGATTGAGCGATGCAAGGAACACTGATCTACTCTCATGGGAGCGGTCTCACCTTTGAGATCGAACGCTACCAGGACTTCTCCACCACGAAGATGGCCTGGCGTCATCGCTACCGCCAGCGCGACGCTGGTCACGACTGGTCGAATGGCTGGCATCACATGGAAGATTGTGTCGCCGCGATCGACGACGCGCACGTCGATCTCCTGCCCAGGGACGACGACCCGCCTTGGTTCGCCTGCGCGATCGTCATGCATGACAAGTCGTACGGCGGACCCGAGGAGGGCGGCTGGTACTATGACACCTACGAGCCGCAGATCGGCCCAGACGTGCCGACGCCTGCCGTCTTCAAGACCCGCGCCGAGGCCGAGGCCTGGTGCGACGACCAGACCCTCTGGTGCCAGGGCCAGAACGAGGCCCGACACCCGCCGTCCTCGACCATCAGCGATGGACACTACGCCACGATGATCTACGAGGGCGAGTTCCCCTGCACCCTTCCGAAGGAGAGACCCCACTATGAGTAAGATCGTCAACATCTATGGTCGCCCCTGCCCGACCTTCGATCAGGATGGCAACTTCGACCCATTCAAGCAGAGCGTCCAGCTCGCCGTCCTGCTCGAGGACGAGCAGCGATATCGCTATCGCGTCTATGTCGGGATTGTCCCTGACAACTCTGTCAACGACCCTGGCTATCTCAAGACGAGGGATGCCGTGGTCGCCATGGGTCGCCACGCCAGGCTCGACGAGGCGAGGCTCCACTTCCCCAACATCCCGGAGGATCGGTACGAGACATGAGGACCCCAGAGATCACCATGGAGGCTCTCCAGCGAGAGATGGAGCGAGCCATGAGGACACCGGATCGGAAGAGCGGTGCCTCCTTCGTCCAGCTCGACACCCGCGTGCTCCAGTGGATCCTGGACGATCTCCGGGCGCTCAGGCTCCAGGAGCTCGAGGCGGAGGCACACAAGACTGGTGTATTCTAGTCACGACAACCGGCTTGCGTCTGGGCATCTCCAGGCGCATGCTGGCCTCACCCTGGCAATCAAGCCTGGGCCCAACGAGGACACGAAGATGAAGCTCTTCTTCAATCACAGCTCTGGCTCGATCTGCTTCGGGCTGTTCCCCATCATTGGCTGGGCATTGGATTGGCGCGACGCCGAGGATGGCACCACGCTGATCTGGCCCACTGTCCACCGCATCAAGTATGCACGAGGATTGTGATGACCAGGTATCACGCCGTGATGCTCGACGAGACGCGCTGCGAGTTCGGTGCCGATGTCGAGGCCGACAGCCGCGAGGCCGCGCACGCCTGGCTCAGGGAGAACTATCCTGAGTCCAGCTGTGTCCAGCTCGAGAGCCCAGAGGACAGGCTCGAGCGCGAGCGGTCCATGCACCTGCACATCAGTCGCGGTGGCGACTGGGACGACGACGGGCGGCCCATCTTCCACGAAGACTGGGACGACGAGGACATCGACGACTTCGATCTCGACGAGGAGGAGAGGGTGCGTGAGTCCCTCTCGATGGACCATTCATGAGTCGCCTGATCTCAAGAGATCCATTCGCGAGGACCGAGCTGCACTCGTCCCGCGACTACAGCAATCTGCTCGGGTGCGGATGCGCCTGGTGCGGACAGCGACCGGAGACACCCTCCGGTCAGTCATACCTCAACGTGTACACGATCGAGCACGATGGGGGTCGAAGAGAAGAGCTGACTGGGCGCTTCTGCTCAGTCTCATGCATGAGGAGCTATCACCAATGAAGCCGCACCACTATTCCATCCTCGCCGCCCTGATGGCCCACTCGAACATGGGCCTCCAGGCGGACGACCCGAAGAACACCGCCCGCACTCTGCTCAGGGACCAGCGGGACTGGGTCAAGCGGATGACCGTCGAGTCAGCCGTGTGCTCTCTGTCCGGTGCATGGATCGAGAGCGACGAGATCGAGGAGACCTTCTACGCCGAGGCCCGCGCGTGGGAGGAGCAGCTGAAGAACCTGGGCATCGTGGCCACGTTCAAGACCTGGCCCTGGCTGGCCGAAGTGATATCGCCCAGGGAGCTCGAGCCGGACTATGATGCCATGCTCAACAAGGAGGAGGCACGACTGTGCTCATAGATCTCGAGTACTTCGCCGCCCAGACCCTCCGGGCGCGGGCGCTGGTGAACGTCGACAGCATCCGCATGGTGATGGTGCACCCGGACGGGCAGTGCTCGCTCCGACTGCCCGACCTCACCCTGAGGCTCGTCCCGGAGTGGCCTGTGGAGCGCCTGCTGGCCGTGCTCCCGATGGCCGTCGAGACCCGCCCAGGAGCCGCGTCTGGCGGTGCCGAGGCCCAGGGGCAGGAGGGTGGCCCCCGCCAGGGCGGCGCTGCCTCTCCGAGGCGCTCCACCAAGCGGTCGTGAGGCCGCCATGGGGAACTGCCCTCACACTGCCCAGGAGCTGGAGCGCGTCCGCCATCTGGCGCGGATGGAGGCCGGACCGAGGCCGAGGCCGGATCTCGGCGGCAGGTCGGTGGACGACTTCGTCAAGCTGATGAGAGACTGACGGTGAGGACGCTGTACACACTGATCATGGTCATCCTCGGTGACGCCGGGGATGATCGTGCATACGTGATTGAGCGAGACCTTCCGCTGCAGCACTGTGCTGGGAGGGCCGCGCAGGAGCGAGGCGCTGCTCTGGGGACTGCTCTTGAGAGACGAGTGCGCGTGCTCTGCCTGGAGCAGCCTGTGGTGGACTGGAGGGAGAGATGAAGAAGATGAAGACTGTCTGGTTCGAGGCCGGGAACAAGGTGGCCTGGGACGCCTACTCCAAGAAAGCCGAGCGAGGGAAGGTGTACTGCCGCAGGACTGAGAAAGAGGAGCTGTGCCTTCGCTGCATCAATCGAGTGTGGGCTCCCCCTGCCCCTCTGCTCTACAACTACGTGGCAACAGATCAGCAGCGATGCTCCATGTGCGGATGCTACATTGAACCGTCGGAGTCAGTGCGAAAGAGGCTTCAGGCAAAGCGAAAGTCTGAGGGCCAAAGCGCCTGGGAGAAGCGCGAAGGGATGAGAGAACGAGCCCGTCTGCTCCACGAACCCACCCGCGTCGAGTACATCATCGGGTCACCACGGAGGGTGCATGACGTCGATCCTGACACTTGAGCGAGCTCCCCCTGGGGAAGGACCATGGCCCTCCTGGGCTGTGCGATGGACCTGCTGGACGTCTCATCCCTGAGTCACTGAGTCGGTATGAGAGAGCATCATTATCGTGCCCAGAGAGGAGCTTGCGGCTCATTGTCTCGGTCACTCATGCCCAGGGGAGGTCGGGTTGCTAGTCCTCCTGGCCGGGAGGATAGGGCTACGAGAGACCCTATTAATTCTCTCTCTCTTTCTTAAGAGAAGAGAATATATTCTATAAGCTCCTCAAGTTGCACCCTTTTCACTGTCTCTCACAGCAATTCACTGACTCAGCTTGAGATGAGTCCACCAGCTCCGCAGAGTGCCCCTCCCCTGGGCTTGTCCGTCACCTGGGATTGGCCGATCTGTCAGTCCAGACTCACACGTGCGCGGGAGATCCATCGTTGACTGACACTGACACACATATCGTGGAGCGATCTCCAATTCGCTTCGATGATGCAGCGAAGGAACGAGTGATCAACTTCGTCAGGTCCAGCGGCTACTATCCAGGACTGATGGCCAAGGTCGCATCTGTCAGTCGCGAGACCATCCGTCTCTACATGAAGGAAGATCCTGTCTTCAAGGCAGCGATCGACGACGCGCTGGAGGAGAGGAATGCAGAGCTTGAGACAGAGGCTCGTCGTCGTGCTGTGGAGGGAGTGACCCGTCGCAAGTACGACAAGGACGGCAATCTGCTCGAGGAGGAGCAGGTGTACAGCGATCGTCTCATGGAGCGTCTGCTCGAGGCTGACATCGAGAAGTTCAAGAGCAAGAACCCATTCGCGAAGGATGGTGGAGTGGGAGGCGTGCTGCTCATCCCAGTGATCCCTGCTGAGAAGGCAGTGTCGATCGAGGATCTCTCAGCGAGACTGGAGAAGCTGAGCGTCACGCAGCGATCTCTCGAGGAGACAGAGGGTGGCACCAAGGAGTGATCCCTCCTGGAGCCTTCAATCATCACGAGCAACTAGAGCCTTCAATCATCACGGGTGCCCGCTTGCCGCCTGACATCTGCAGGCCCACGCTTTGGCATGGCTTTTGAGACGGAAGGAGATCGGCCATGAAGAAGCACAAGTGGACCACTCGCCACTACCAGAGCGAGGCCCCCTATTTCTACGAGCGACACCACCTGGTGTGGGAGGTCGACGGTCCGAGCCACGCGGTTGCTGGGATTGTCGCCCACTGCCACGTCCCTGACACCGAGGACTGGTTGTTCGACGGCGATGCCGACACCCACCCTGTCCTGGGTCCGGGCACCGGACTGGCACATCGCTGGGACGCCAGTGCCCTGTCGCTTGCGAAGCCCACACTGATCCAGGTTTGAAGGCCGATGGTCGACCAGAGCACTGGTCGGCCTGGCTTTCTGCCAGACGCCAGAGAGATCCGTCCGTCGGCGACAGATCCATGATTGATCAATCTATAGATCATGACTGAGAGATCCATCGAGGGTGATCGGCTGATCGGTCTGCGAGAGATCGTGGAGGGTCAGCGACAGATCTCGAGACAGATCTCTCTGGAGCTTCGTTAACCTTAATAAGTAAGGTTAATAAGTAAGGTTAATTATTAAGGTTAAC